CTTTTATTCACACCCGTGCAAAAATAATCTTTAAAATTTTAGCATATATTTGTAAATATGAAAGGAAGGCCACGAATACCAACCGAAATTAAGATTTTGAAGGGCACCCTAAGCCCGAGCAGGGAACTGGCCGCGCCGATGATTGTGGAGCTGAGCGAAGGGGTACCGCAACCGCCTGCGCATTTGAATGAATTGGGTTTTGAGTATTGGGATATTACTTGTAAGGAGTTGAAAAACAATCATTTGTTAACGGGCGTGGATCTTGGTTTGGTTGCGGGGTACTGCAATGAGCTAGGACTTTATAAAAAAGCGTGCGGAATAACTGAAACCGAGGGCGAAGTAATTATAAATCGTTTCGGCGATAAGGCAATAAATCCCTGGTATGATGTAAGAAGCCGGGCATTGAAACAAGCTACACAAATGGGCCAGCTCTTCGGGGTTACGCCAAGCGCACGGGGCAAGATTGAAACGGGCAAGAGCGCACCAATGAGCAAATTGGAACTTTTACAAAAATCTAAAATAGCATGAAAAAGACAAAGACAATTATTGAGCCAGTCGAATTAACGGCGGGCGTTACTTTCCGCGCTGAGGCTAGCGGATTTTATTTTATCGTTTGCCGTGATCAGGGCAGCGGATTTAAACCATGTGGCAAGGACGGGCTTTGGAATGAAACGCCGCACCTTTACAGAAACGAATACCTAGCCGCGCAAGCGATAGCCTATTTTATTGAAAATTGCTGAGCAATATATTGACGACGTAACCGCAGGCAAGATAATTGTTTGCGAGCACGTGGCTAATGCTGTGAATAGGTATTTGTCGGACCGCGCCAATGGGTGGGGTTTTTCAGAAAACTACGCGCAGCATGCTATTGACTTTATAGAACAGCTCGAGCATAGTACTGGCGACTATGCCGGCAAGCCGTTTAAGCTTGAAGGGTGGCAGGCGTTTATAGTTTGGAATCTGTTTGGGTTTCTTAATCCCGACGGGTCGCGCAGATTTACTCGCGCCTATGTGGAAGTTCCGCGAAAAAATGGGAAATCGACTTTCTCCAGTGCTGTTATGCTTTACGGACTAATCGCGGATGGCGAAAGCGCTGCGCAGATTTATTCGGCGGCGACTAAACTCGAACAGGCTATGATGGTATTCGGAGAATCTGTGCGGGTTTGTCAAAACGTCGGATGGCTTCGCGATGAGCTGAGCGTTAACAACTCGACAAATAACAGGCGCATAGTTTACGGCCAATCAATTTATAGGCCGCTAGAATGGAGCCCAGATAAACAGGATGGACTAAACACACACTTTGCAGTTATTGACGAATACCACGCGCACCCTAACGATGGGCTTTACAATGTATTGCGCAACTCGATGGGGGCAAGGAGGCAACCGTTGTTATTTACAATTACGACGGCGGGCTTCAATCGTGAGTCGCCTTGCTACAAGCATCGCAATTACTGCGCATCAGTATTGAGCGGGGCAATTAAAGACGATGCTTTATTTTCGGTGATCTATACGCTCGACGAGGGCGACGATTGGACCGACTCAAAGAACTGGGCAAAGGCTAACCCGAATTGGGGCGTAAGTGTTTACCCGCGTCAGTTAGAGCAGGCACTAACCGAAGCAAAGGAATTTGTACACAAAGAAGTTGAATTTAAAACGAAACTGCTAAACGTGTGGACCGACACGGCGCTAACTTGGATTACTGACAGCGTTTGGATGGATTGCACGGAATCGGGCGAGGTAGACGGGATTTGTTATGGCGGTTTGGATTTGGCTAGCACTGGGGACTTTTGCGCGTTTAGTTTATATTTCCCTGAATACTCAGCTATTCGCACGTGGTACTTCCTGCCAAGCGAGGCAGCGTATCGGCGAAAGGATGCAGCGGGCGCTTCAATCCGGCAATGGATTGCAGACGGCCAAATAATTGCAACGGATGGGAACGTAACGGATTACAGTTACATTAAGGCGAAGATCATAGAACTTGCGCAGCAGTATGATATTAAGGATATTGCATTCGATAGATTCAACGCGAGCCAGTTAGTTATTGATTTACAAAACGAGGGTTTGCAAATGTTTCCTTTTGGACAGGGCTTTATTTCAATGAGCAGCCCAACCAAAGAGCTCGAGCGCTTAGTAAAGGATGCGCAGCTTAAACACGATGGCAACCCAGTTACGCGTTGGATGATGGGAAACATTTTGCTAAAGAGTGATCCTGCGGGAAATATCAAGATAGACAAAGCGAAGAGCGGCGATAAGGTCGATGGCCCTGTTTCTATTGTGATGGCATTGGGCACGGCTATGCAAGACGCTGCCAAAGAAAAAGAATCGGACTTTTGGTTTATAAGCTTATGAGGTTTGTCGATGATTTTATGAACAAGTACTATTTTAACCTGCCTAAGTTTCGCACTTACGAGGATGCTTATAACGCAACCGAGGCCGAGTATTTGGAAAGGTACGGATCACCACGATATAAAAATTATGATGTGTTTCGCTCGGCTCTGTCTAGATGGCTAGCCCAGGGGAGGAATAAATAAGATTTGTTAACAAGCCAAAAATAAAGCGGTTGTAATTTGCGAGCGATGAATTTAAGATTTTGGGAACGTAAAACAGAAAAGCGGTCGATGCTATCGCAACCTGCCGACTGGTTTATTAATACCCTAAACAATGTTTTTGGATATCAAACCAAATCGGGCCAAGCGGTAAATAATACTACAGCTTTGTCGATTGCTTCTGTGCACGCCTGTGTAAGAGTTATTGCAGACGGGATAGCAGGGCTAGGATTGAAGTTGTATAAAGACGATGGCCAAAGCAGGAGCCAAATTGTAGTGCACTACGCGACCGCCCTAACAAACGAGCCTAACCCATACCAAACGAAATACGATTTTGTTAAGTACATGGCTAGCCACTTGGCGCTAACTGGTAACGCTTACGCTTTTATCAATCGCGACGTAAGAAATATTGGCACAGAGTTGCACCCAATCGCGCCGCAGTACGTTACCCCTGTAATGCAGGACGGACTTTTATTCTATAAGGTTTCACTTGCGGGCTACCCTTCAATGGTGCCGGCTACTGAAATGCTACACTTTAAAGGGATGTGTGGCGATAATCCGCTAGTAGGTTTGAGCCCAGTTGTATTGCATGCTGAAACTTTAGGTATTGACTTGGCAGCCATCAGCCAGAGCGCGGGAGTTTATAAAAATGGCGTGTTGAAATTTTTGTTAACGTCAGACGCGCAAATTAAAATAGATCAAGCGGGGCCGTTAAAGAAATCCCTCGACGATGTTATAGACGGGGCAAGCCGTAGCGCTGTGCTTCCTAACGGCATCAAGATGGAGAAGCTTAGCCTAAGCCCTGAAGAGGCGCAGTATTTGGAAACTCGTAAATTTAGCAGCGAAGAAATCGCGCGGATTTTTGGAGTGCCTGCATCAATGATCGGCGCAAAGGATGGAACAATGGGCAGCGTTGAACAGGAATACCAAGATTTTTATGCGCGAACATTAATGAGCTACGCTATAAACATCGAGCAGGAAATGGCGCGCAAGTTGTTAACGGAAAACGACAAGCTCACATATTACTTTAAATTTAATTTTAACTCACTATTGAGGGCCTCCGCCAATGAGCGCGCAGACTATTACAATAAAGGCATTCGCGGCGGCTGGCTTTCACGTAACGAGGCGCGAGTATATGAGGATGTCAACGGATTCGACGGCGGCGACGAATATTTAATTGAAGCCAACTTAATGCCGAGCAGTCAGATAAATGCTTATATGGATGCGAAGATTGCAAACCTAATGGCAACGGCAGATAAAAACAATAACCCCGACGGCGTAAACAATTTAGAAAATAATTAAAATGAAACAAGAAAGGCGCACATTTACGGGCAGCGTTCATACCAGAGCAGACGGCGAAGGGATGCCTAAAGAAATAGGCGGCATTGCTGCCGTTATTAATTCGGTTACTGACCTCGGCTATTTTGAGGAGGTGATAATGGCGGGAGCGTTTGACAATGCTTTAAGTAAGGATTACGATATCCGTTGTTTGTTTAACCACGAGGCCGATTTAATTTTGGGCCGCACAAAGGCAGACACTTGCAAAGTGTTTGTAAATGGCGACGGGAATTTAGAGTATACTTGGATTCCAGATTACGAGAACCCTACGCACATGTCGGTAGTTCGTTCAATCATGCGCGGCGACATTACGCAAAGCTCATTTGCTTTTACAATTAAAGAGCAATCTTGGAGCGAGTCGGAAAAATACGGAACTATGGGCAAGCGCAAAATAACTATCATTGAGGATCTATACGATGTGAGCCCTGTTACTTATCCTGCTTACGAGGATACAGAAGCCGACGCTCGCAGCATTGCCGCAATCCGCGATCAAGAGTTAGAAATTGAAGCCGCCAAGCGTAGCAATGCTAGCGCCGATATTTTGAAATTAGCATTAGCCAGATACACAAACTATTAAAAAAAACAAAAATCATGAATAAAATTAAAGCCCTAAAAGAAGAGCGTGGACGTTTGCTAGGCGAATTGTCTACCCTACAATCTACCATCGAGCGTGAAGCACGTTCTATGGCTGACACTGAAAACAACCGTTTGTCTGAAATCGAAGCTCGTTTGGGCGCGATCAAAGCAGAAGTTGAAACCCTTGAGAAATTGCAAAACCTTGCAGCTCAAGCAGCAGGCCACAACGCAAGCCGTAGCGAAGAGAAAGAAAAGTCTAACATGGCTAAAGATTACAGCTTTAAGCGCGCAATGGAAATGGCTATCACTGGCCGCCGTGAAGGTGTTGAAGGCGAATTTTCTGCAATGGGTGGATCTGAATTTCAGCGCTCAGGTGTAAGCGTTTCTGCGCACTCAATCAAAATCCCTAGTGAAGTATTCACTCGTGATATGACTGCTACCGGTGGAACTTCAGGTTCTGAAGGTGGTGTTAACGTTCAAACTTCTGTCGGTTCAATCATTGACGTTTTGTTGCCTCGCACAGTATTGGCAGGTTTGGGCGTTCAGCGTTTGAGCGGATTGGTTGGAAACTTAGATTTACCAACTGCTTCAACTTTGCCTTCTGCAGGTTGGAATACTGAAAACGGAACAGCTACTGAAAAGAGCCCAGCGTTTTCTAAAATCACTTTCAGCCCTAAGCGTTTGGCTGCTTACATCCAAGTTTCTAACCAGTTGATGCTCCAATCTAGCAACTCTATTGATGGGTACGTTAGAAATTGGTTGCTTAATGCTATGGCTCAATCTTTGGAAACTGCTGCTATTAAAGGTGGTGGATCTAATGAGCCAACTGGTATTATCGGCAACGCAAACGTAAACGTAACTTTCGCAGGTGGCGCAACTTCAAACGCTACCAACGCTAACGGAATCGCTCCTGTTTGGGCTGACGTAGTTAACTTGATGAAAGCAGTTGAGAACGCAAACGGTAACGGTGTTGCTTATTTGACTAACCCATTGGTTAAAGCCAAATTGCAAACAACCAGCCGTCAAGCTTCAGGTGTTGAAGGAAACTTCATTTGGCCTTCTGGTGGTACAGATTTGAACGGTTACAATGTTCAAACTACTACCTTAGTTCCTAGCAACTTGTCTAAAGGTTCTAGCTCTACCTTGTCAGCAATGATCTTCGGAGATTTCTCTAAGATGGCGATTGCTAACTGGGGTGGAATGGAGTTGACAGTTGACCCTTATAGCGGTGCTACTGCTGGCTTGACCAACGTAGTTCTTAACGCTTATTTGGATTGCAACTTGTTGAACCCTGCAGCCTTTGCGGTTTGTAAGGACATCGTAGCCTAATATCCTGCCCGCTCGGGGGCGTTAAAGTCCGAGTGCTGCGGGGAGTCTTGACCCACTTCCCGCGGGCCAATGTTAGTAAAATTTGTAATCAATCCTACAGGACAATTTAACCTGAGTTATAACTTGGGCGAGGTTGTAGAAATTGAAAATAAGCAAGCCGAGTTACTACTTGAGGCGGGGGCCGTTGAACTTGTAGCACCTGCACCCAAGCCGAGTAAAAAGAAACCAGTGAACCCAGAGACCGAACTAGACGCCGAGTAATGTTTAAATCAAGAAGATACACCGCCTTTGCCAATGTGGCCACCGATTATGTAACTCTAGCGGAAGCTAAGCAGCATTTACGCGTTACGGCGTCAGATGATGACAGTTATATTAGTGGTTTAATTTCGATGGCGTTGGACGCTTGTAGCAACTATCTTGGCTACTCAGTTAGAAAGGGTACGGCAAAATATGGCTTTGACTCATTTACAGGCCAGCCTGCGCTCGTTAATCCCGTTAATGGTCTAAATATACCTAGCGGAAATTATCTGCGCGTAAATAGCCGCGTATTGGCTGTGAACTCTGTGAGCTATGTAAACGACAGCCAAGCGGTAACGGCATTTGACGGGAGCGATTGGATAGTAGCGCCCGACCCAATGGGCAACTATTCGCGCAATATCTTTATTAATACTTCGCCCGCTTCAATAACTGACGATACAATTAAATACATTGTTGAAGTAAGCGAGGGATTTAACCCAGTGGGCACTAGCTCAGTCGACCCCGACACGATCTTTCCGATGGGCATTAAGCACGCTGCTTTACTTTTAGTGGGCCAGTATTACGATAACCGCAATGCTATTGTAGTTGGAACCATCCAAGCAAAGATATCCCTGGGCTTCGAGTATTTGTTGGACCCTTACAAAATCCAAATCATACTATAATGCAAGCGGGATCTATGGACGTTTTGGTAAGCCTGCAGAGTTATGCGGAAACTATCGACGCCAATACAGGAGAAAAATTGCAGACGTGGACCGAATACGCAACGGCTTGGGCTCAGCGTGTTGAGAATGAAAACGGAACCGAGCAAGTGAATGCGGACCGCCGAGAACATAAGCAAACTGTTTACTATACAATTCGCTTTAATTCAGCGGTAAGCGTTAAGCATAGAATCGTTGACGCGGGCCTTAGTCATAACATTGTTAACATTGCAAACCTAGCAAGGAATTTATATTTGAAGCTTGAAACTGAGTTAACAGAATGAGCAAACAAGTTGAAAATATCGCGGAGGTTATAGACTCATTAAAGGCGATGGGGGTCGAAATAGATAACCCCGAATTTCAGCGCATGCTCAAAGCTCAGGCATTGGTAATAATCCAAAGCGCAAAAAACTTAGCGCCAAAGGACGGCGGAGATTTAGCCGCGTCGATTGGGTTTATTACTGGCAAGGATAAGGACAATAAAACAAAAGTTCTTATAGGGCTGCGCAAGGAATATCAAAATAATTACCTCGGACCTATGTTTGAATTTGGTGTGCCAACAAATCGTATTCAATCGAGCACTGGCAGAGACACAGGCATATTGGAACCCCGCCCATTTATGCGCCCGGCATTGGATCAAAACGCGGGCAAAGTAACTGACGGAATTATAAACGGCGTGGATAAAATCCTAGCCAAATTAGCAAAGAAAAATAACTTAATATATAAATAAAATGGCAACAACTGGACCAGTAAACGGCACGCTCATTGCAATCTATAAAGATGTAGCGGGTACACTTAAAAAAATCGCAAACGCGACTTCTAACTCAATCGACATCTCTAAGGACATGATTGATGTAACTTCTAAAGACAGCGCAGGCGCAAAAGAATTTATTGCCGGCGAGTATGGCTACACGTTGAACGTTGAAGCAATCTTTGAAGATGATTCAAGCGTTGGAGCTTCACAACAATCATTTAAAGACTTGGCTACCGATTTGCTAGCAGGTACTTTATTGACTATTGTTTTGTCTACAAACGTTACAGGCGATGAAAAATATAGCGGTACCGCTTTCTTTACTAGCTTGAGCCTTAGCGCACCAAACAACGATAAAGCAACTTGGACAGGTACCTTACAAGGTTCTGGCGCTTTGACTATTGGCACAGTTGCCTAATAGTATTATATTTGTGCGATGAGCACTACAATTAAGATAGGGGGTGCTGAGCATCCCCTTTTATTTAACATGAATAGCCTTCGTAATATTATGGAGGTTGCAGGCATGGAAACTTTTGCAGATTTAAACCTACAAAAGGACTTAGCGAAGTCTATGGATTTTGCGTTAAGCTGCGCGTTTTACGGGATCTTGGAAGCCTACGAAAGCGAAGGCAAGCCAACGCCATACCCAACAGTACAAAAGTTAGGTGCGGCGATTAAAAAGTTTCAAGAGATCAGCCCAGCGCTCGAAGGTTTCACCGCTTCAATTACAGAGTTTTTTGCACCTGTTGAGGAATCAGAGGGGGAGTAACTGCCAAGAGCGACGGCGCCCCGCTAACTTGGCGCAAGATTGAGCGCATAGCCTACGGCGAAATGCTGCTAAGCGAAAGGGATTTTTTAAAGTCAACGCCCAGATATTGGCGTTTGCGGTTGGAAGGTATGCGCGAAGTACAGCAACAGCAGTATAGAAACAACTGGGAACTAACCCGCTGGGCTGTTGCTACAGGCATGGCGCCCCACTTAAAGAAGCCCATAGAACCGAAAAGGCTGTTAACATTTCCTTGGGAGGTGTCCGATTACTTATCTATTCACGACGCTTTAAAGTTATATTCGCATGTCTTTGATAAATTAACCCCAGACGCGAAAGCATGAGCGCCCCTATAAAAATAGTCTATTCAATTTTAAGCAATGCGGCGGGGGTTACTTCGTTAGTAGGCACACGATTAAACCCCGTGAGAATACCGCAAGAGTCAGCATTTCCCGCGATCAGTTACAACGTGGTAAGCATTGTTGCGAATCCAACCAACAGCGGACACAGTCGCACGGAATTTGCACGGGTGCAAGTCAACACTTACGCCACGAGCTTCGCGGATGCCATCGAGTTGAGCGGCCAAGTTAGGGCGGCGTTTGATGATGCGGTAACGCCCGACACTTACAATAGCTCTTACGTGCAAGTAATTGAATACGACGGGGAGAATCACACCGCCGACGATCAAGCGGCCTTCGCGGGTTTATACCAAATTTCGCAGGACTATCTTTTAAATTATATTTATACAAGCCCCGCGCCTGCTGCTGAGTCGTTTATACTTTTGGAGAATGGCGATTTTGTATTACTTGAAACTGGCGATAAAATTATTATCTAATGGCAAAAAGTTTAAACATCGTAATAGGCGCAGACATTGAAAAGCTGCGCGAAGGCTTTAATAAGGCTATTGCTGTAGTTCAGTCGGGCAGTAATAAGATGAGTGCAGAGGTTGCGAAGTCGGCTAAGTCGATGGAGGAACGTCTTGCGTCTATTGCTACGCGTAACCCAACAATGGGAAGCGTAAGGCAGTTGACCCAGTTAGCAATGGAGGCGCGGGCATTAGGCCCAGAGTTTGCCCAAGTTGCCAACGAAATAATCAAACAGGCGGGCCGCATGAAGGATTCGATTGCGGACACGAGGGCAGAGGTTGGATATTTTGCTTCAGATACTAGGCGATTGGATGCGGTGCTTGGTGGAGTGCAAGCGGTTGCGGGCGCATTTGGTGCAGTGCAAGGCGCCTTGCAGTTAGCAGGATTAGGCGGTAAAGACTTGCAAGAGGCTATGGTTAAGCTGCAAGCTGCAATGGCAATCGTTAACGGATTAACTGCGGTAGGTAATGCTTTACAAGCGGAGAGCGCAGTAAGGCAAGGGCTAAGTGCGGCGGCTACGGCAATCTATACGGCTGCAACAAACGGAGCAACAGTTGCCACAAGGGCAATGAATCTAGCGCTAGCAGCGGGTCCGTGGGTATTGTTGACGGCATCGATTGCAGCGGTCGGGTATCTACTGGGCAAGATTGCATCGGAAGCGGCAGCAGTTGAAAAGAACATTAAGAAATTAACAGAGGCACAAAATGCCATGTTATCTAACGGCGAGAAAAAGATAAAACTCGAAGAGCGCCGTTTGGAGATTGCAATAGCCACCGCCAAAGCCGAGGGCAAAAGTGAAGCCTTTATTTTAGACTTAAAAAAGAAGAGCTTAGCAACTCAAAAAGCATTATACAAAAAGGCGGGCGAAGATGCTTTACTATTATTAAATCAAAGGCGTTCAGAAGAGTTGCGTTTAGCAGGCAATGACGAAGCGGAGAAAAAAGATATTTACGAAAAGTATACAAAGGAAAGCGCACAGATCCGCACAAGTTTAAACGAGGAATATCAAAACAAAGTACACGCGCTTGCACTGGATGAAATTGAAGTAACCAAAAAAGTCGGCAAAGAGAAAGTAAAAATTACTAAGGCCGTAATAAAAGAAACGGAAGAGCTCACCGCTAAGAATACAGGTGGCAGTTTGTTGGCCCCAGTGAATCCGATTGTTAAACAATCAATGGCCGACGTCTTGGCAGAGTTGGATAAAATTCCTCCTGCTTTGGAAGGGGCAAAAGTAGAGCCGCTGTTTACTGATGTAATCGAAGAGGGGCCTGCGGTAGTTGCCACTACTGTTGAAGTTAGCGACGCGTTTAAAACGATGGCGGACCGCAATAGCGCAAGCTTCCAACAGCACGCAAGCGCATTGAACGCGACCAATATTAAGACAGCAGAATGGGCAGCTAAAACACAAGAAGCACTAGACGCAGTTAATGCCGCCTTTGCGGAATTGCAAATGCAAACGGCTGAAAATATGGCGCAACTTCTTGCCGACGTTGCAACGGGCGATAAAGACGCGGGTAAAAACTTTGGTAAGAATATGCTCGGAGCGATTGCTGGGTTTATGCAAACTTTAGGTAAAGCCATTGTTGCTACCGCCATCGCTACAGATGCCTTTAAAAAATTAATCGTAGCCAATCCTGCAGCTGCGATTGCTGCCGGTGTGGCATTGATGGCAGGTGCAGCAGTTGTAAGAAACACGCTAAAGGCAGGGCCTAACGTTACAGCTTTTGCAGAGGGTGGTATTGTTAGCGGTCCGACACTCGGCTTAATGGGTGAATACCCAGGGGCGAGCAGTAACCCTGAAGTGATAGCGCCTTTGGATAAGTTGAAAGGAATGTTAAAGAGCGGTGATAATAACAGCGGATTCATTGCATCCACATCCATACAGGGGCGCGACTTAGCAATAGTTTTGGAACGATATAATAGAGACTCAGCAAGAGGATAACATGGCACGCAAATACTACGGGAGTTTTTATTCGATTACAGGGGCCTTGCATAAGGTTGAGATTTGGGATGCACCAAGCGGCTCAGGGTCGGCAGGCACCGAGTTAATTTTAGCAAACGATGGCTACCAAATAAATAGAGACGGGTCAGGCAGTACATTTTTTGAAAATCCTATTCGCTCTTCGCGCTCAACTTCGCACTGGGTGATCCCGAATAATACAATTTTAGCCGACTTTAAAAACCTTGCTACAAATAACGAGCAGTATTGGGCCGTATTAATTTATCAAGATTCGGTACTTCAGCACGTTGGTAGAGTGATCGCTGATCAAATGACATTCCAACGCGAGGCCATAGAATCCAAGCCTGTTATTTCTTTGGGGGCTGTGGATGGGTTGGAGTTGTTGGATGGATTTAAAGTAAGTGCCGATTGGTTTACTGATGGCAAATTACAGATATCACAACTATTTAGAAAGAGCTTAGACTTAT